AACTACACAGACGGAAAGCTGTACTACAAGGACAATAATGGCGTGGTGCAGTTACTGGCATCCAAGGCAACGACCACGGTATCTGCTGTTATAACAGGATCTGTGCAGATGTGGGCCGCGGCCACTGCACCATCAGGATATCTATTCTGTAGCGGACAGGCGGTATCGAGAACAACCTACTCGGCACTGTTCGCGATCATTGGCACAACGTTTGGTGTCGGTGATGGATCGACTACATTCAACGTGCCGAACTTTAGTGGGTCTATGCCTATCGGCGTAACGGCCTCTAACTCGTCAAGTTTTACCGGATCAATATCCGGAACAACATTAACGGTGACAGCGGTCGCGTCTGGCCCAATAGCAATAAATCAGGTCCTGACGGGTACCGGAATAGCTTCGGGTACAACAGTAACCGGATTTATCTCCGGCACACTGGGCGGTATTGGTATATACACAGTCAGTGTATCTCAAACGCTATCATCGTCATCAATTACAGGCACACTATCCGCAACAGCCCTCGGCGCAACAGGTGGCGCGGCACAGACTGCAATTGCGACTGCGAACTTACCGAGCCATACCCACATAGCAACTGTTAGCGACAATGGTCATCACCATTCGACTACTCAAATAGTTCCAGGTTCAGATATTGGATATCAAAGTGCTGACTTAACTTTTAACAGTTCAGGTTCTACTGGAACTTCTTTTACAGGTATTACAGTATCTAACAGCAATACTGGATCAAATACAGCGTTTAACACTGTTTCACCATACCTCGGTATCAACTTTATCATCAAAACTTAATTTTCAACTAGGAGTATTTCATGTCATTTTTAAAAGAAATTCGTACACACCTCAAAGCATTTGACTCAACAGCAAAGGCCGATATTGAGAAATTCATCCAACTCCTGGAGGAAATATATTCAGCGCATCATGTTGTTGCTCTTGGGCAGGCCCCAGTATCTTCAGTACCACCAACAAGGCCTGACTCAGCCGTACCGGCATTAACAACTGGCAATATCTCCCCGATACAGCAACAAGTTATTGCCGCCGCAACGGCCGCACCTGCACCTGCACCCGTTAGCGTAGCACCAGTAGCCGCGCCCGTAGCTGTAACAATCACAACTACAGAACCTACTGTAATTACACCTACATCCATTACGCCTATTGCGTCACCTACAGCAACAACAGTGAGCGCGTAATGGTCTCAGAATCAATTGATTTATTCAAGTACGGTCAACTGGTAGCTAATGTAGAGATACTTGAGAAAAAGATCGACAAGTTGGAGCAATCTGTCTGCCAACTTATCGAACTCGCCAATAAATCCAAGGGTGGTTTTTGGGCCGGGATGGTCATCGTATCTGGCATAAGTTCCTGCATAGGCTACTTGACGCACTTTATAACAATTAAGTAGTGGATCCGTTATCACTTGCTATGATGGCCTTTGGTGCCATCAAGCAAGGTGTAGCGATATACAAGGAAGTATCAGGCACTGCACACGATGTGCAAAACATTGTATCAGACCTGGGAAAGCATGTCGGCGATTTCTTTGATCATCAAGAAAAAGCCATTGAAGATTTTAAAGAAAAAGAAAAGAACCCGCCAAAGGATAGATCTGATAGCGCTATAGCGCTCGATAATATCCTGGCCCGAAAGCGCTTAGAGAATGCTGAGACTGAACTACGCGAGTTGTTAATCTATCATGCACCGCCTGAACTGGGGGCTGTATGGGAAGATTTTCAAAAAGAACGCGACAGGCTACGGGCTAAAAAAGCAAAAGAAGAAGAGCGGGAAAGAAAAGCCGAGCTTGCAAGGCAGATTAAACGTAAGGCCTTTGCAGATAAATGGCACCTACGGTTTGCAATTATGTGCGCCGTATTGTGCGTAAGCTTCGTAATGTCTGGCGTGATGTACACAATCCATACAGACTATGAGGCACGCAAGAAAGCAAATGCAAAAGAACAAGAGTTCTTTGAAAGAAACTGGGAAACAGACCCCAGGGTGATTGAATGTTGGAGACTGGTTAAAGAGACCGACATGTTGCCGAAGTACTGCAAATAGGAGAATAGTATGGACTGGCTAAAAACAATTTGCCCAACAATAGCGACATGCCTGGGTGGCCCACTTGGTGGACTGGCGTATGAGGCGGTTGCAAAGGCACTTAACATAACACAAGACGACGCCAAAAAGATGCTTGATGATGGCAAGCTCACATCGGATCAGATCGCAAGCGTTCAGCTTGCTGAGGTGCAATTAAAGGCCAAGGCTCAAGAGCTTGGACTTGACTTTGAGCAACTGGCGGTATCAGACCGAAAGTCGGCAAGGGATATGCAGACGAGTTCGCACTCGTTTATTCCTCCCGCCCTCGCTATAATGGTCACACTCGGGTTCTTTGGAATATTGGTTGGATTGATGATGGAGACATTTAAGACAAGCGATGCCCTCCTGCTTATGCTCGGTAGCTTAGGAACAGCCTGGACGGCCATTATGTCGTTCTACTTTGGGTCCTCAGCCGGCAGTCAGGCCAAAGACAAACTACTGCAGAAATCTGCAACACTATAATATGAAAAAAGCGCTTTTGGCGCTCTTATTGGTGCTTGACGTATTCATCACCTGGCAACCACAAATTCAAAACTTAGAAGAGAAGATAATGGCAATAGCAAAATCAACCTTGGCATTTGTTACTAAAGAAGAGGGATTCAAAACCAAGGCATATGCCGATACTAAAGGTCTGATGACCATTGGAGTAGGGCATCTAATAAAGCCAGATGAGGCGCATCTAAAAGATGCTATCTTGTCCCTTGACCAGGTCGAAGATCTCCTACAAAGCGATTTAAAGTGGTGTGATGAGGCCGTTAACCAATCAATTAAGGTGCCACTCAACCAAAACCAATACGATGCGCTGTACAGCCTTTGTTTTAACATAGGCGCGACGCATTTCAAAGAATCCACCGTGGTCAAAAAGATCAACCAGGGGGATCTGGCGGGAGCGGCCGATGCCTTTCTACTGTGGAACAAACCGCCTGAACTGGAGGGCCGACGCAAGCGTGAAAGGGCCCTTTTCCTGGGGCAAAAACAGTAATAATTTTGCATTAGTATATGTAAGGACTGATCATCCTCTTTTCAAAAATAACCTATAGGATTTTATAATGGACGGATTCAAAACACTACCTAAAATGCAACACTTCAAAGAGGGTGGCAAGGTCAATGTAATGCACAAGGGCGGAACGACTAAAGTCATGTGCGCCGGTGGAAAATATAAAGAGGGCGGACTTGCTGACATGAAGCAAGACGAGAAGACAGCCAAGAAGGTAGTTAAGTCTGCATTTGGCATGCACGATAACCAGTTACACGACGGCGAAAAAACGGACCTCAGCAAGCTACGCAAGGGCGGACGTGCTAAGAAAGAAGGCGGAAACGTCCGCAAGTACAAAGCCGGCGGCGCTATTGAGATGAAAAAAGACGCAGGCGATTTGGATAAAATCAAAAAGATTAAAGATACAGAGCCAAAGAAAGCATCGGCCCCGTCTGAGGCAGTAAAGCGCCCATCAAGCCGCGCAAGTGATGTAGAAAAAGAGAAAAGCAAGCCCGCAGGCGAAAAGGACAAGATCAAAAAGGTCCCACCCACTGGCGACAAGAAGGCTGACGCAGAGTCTAAGGCCAAGGCTAAATCCGGTAAAAAAGGCATTGACGCAATTGACGACATAGATGGTGCCGCAAAAAAGTTTAAAGCCGGTGGATCCATCAAGAAGATGGCCGCCGGCAGTTTAACTGGTGAATTATTAAACCCACTACAGCGTCAACAAATTGCACAGAGTATGTACCAACCTGCTAACGTAGGTAGCGTACCTCAGCAACAGCCTGCACCGTTAATGCAACCGCAGAATATGGCTCAGGCGAGACCTCAACAACCCGGCATGATCCCACAAGGCATGCAACAACCGATGCAACAATAACATGGCAAAACCCGGACTTTATGCGAATATTCATAAAAAGCAAGAACGTATAGCCAAAGGTTCGGGTGAGCACATGAGAAAACCTGGGTCCAAAGGCGCACCAACAGCAGAGGCTTTTAAGCAATCTGAGAAGACTGCAAATAAAAAAACTGGCGGTGCCGTTTCTCTTTCTGTTGGCCGTAAAGAAAAGCTGTCAACAAAGCAGGGCGCAGGTCTAACTCAAAAGGGTCGTGAAAAATACAATCGTGAGACTGGCTCACATTTAAAGGCACCACAGCCAGAGGGCGGTGCTAGAAAAGACTCATTTTGTGCTCGTATGTCTGGTGTGGTCGAGCATGCAAAGGGCGATGCACCACGTGCTAAAGCCGCACTAAACCGTTGGAAATGTTAGGAGAATATTTTGCCAATTCAATCTAAAGCACAAGAGCGCCTTATGCAAGGCGTTAAAAACAATCCTGAGTTTGCCAAAAAGGTAGGAATACCTAAAAAGGTAGGGGCAGAGTTTGTTAAAGCAGGGAAGGCTAAACCAAACCTACCGGCAAGGAAATCATCTGGCCGTGGAAGGTAATTTGTGGCTTACTCCGGAACAACAAACCAAACTTCGGTTAATGTAGATCAGTTAATAGCCTACTCGTTTCGTGACTGTGGGAAGCAAGCTGAGGAGATGACTCCTGAGCTTGTTAACACAGCCAAACAGGCACTTTTCTATATACTTCAAAACAGCGTAAACCGTGGCCCAAATTTATGGCTACTTGAGAACGTTGTGCTCGGCGCTCAGTCAAATCAGCAGACACTATCTCTGCCGACTAATACGATTGACGTGCTTGAGGCTAACTGGGTCTATATACAGACACCACAAATATCTTCAGCATTACCAGTTGATAACGCAACCTCAGCAGTTGTTTTTGACGGCAATTTAAACGGATACGGGACTACGACAACTGGTGAAAACTGGTTTGGCGCGGCGTATGGCCAGGCAACTTCTGTCTATTACGTCGGCTTTAATGCCTACAGCCCAACAAACGGATCCACTGTAACGTATAACTTAGTGTACGAGACAAGTAATGATGGCGTGACGTGGACTGAACAGTTTCAGATCCCAACAACTACCGTATCAGACAAACAGTGGACGTATGCACCGGTTAATATTACTCAAGGGTTTTATTACCACAGACTGAGGGAGACTGTAGCAACAACATTCTCCGTTCGTCAGATCGTATTTGCACAATCACAGCAGGTCATTCCATTAGCTCGACTTAATCGCGACGATTACTGGAACCTACCAAACAAACAATTCCCAAGCGTAAGATCGCTCCAGTACTGGTTCAATAGAACAATTGACCCACAGATGTACTTATGGCCGGTGCCGTCAAATGACTTTCAGGTATTCCAGTTGGTTATTGAGACACAGCCACAGGATGTTGGGTCTTTAACAAATCAGTTGTACCTACCAAATCGTTGGATACCATACATTCAGTCTGAATTGTCATACAAGTTGGCGTTTCAGTTACCTGAAGTTGATTCTGGAAGACGAGCAGAATTAAAAGCACTTGCGCTACAAATGCGTACAGAGGCCGAGGAAGAGGACCGCGATAAGTCGCCTATTTACTTCCAACCTAACTTCTCATACTACACAAGATGACAACCACATCAGTAATGACATATGATTCGCTGACTGCGGACATCATTAACTATACAGAACGTAATGATCCACAGTTTGTGGCAACTATCCCGACCATTATTGCGTTGGCTGAGGCGTCTATTGCCGCCGAGTTGAAAACATTTTTACAACTGATTGTTGTAGAGACCACACTAGCGCAAAATCAAACTGTACTGGCAAAGCCTGCAAGATGGAGAAAAACAGTCTCCATGAAGATCAACGGCGAGCCAATGCTTTTGCGCAGTCAAGACTATGTGGCGATGTATCAAAATGAGTCAAGTAGCAGTCAGCCACAATACTATGCAGACTATGACTACATGAACTGGACGTTTGCACCAAAACCAGATGCATCCTACCCAGTTGAGATCATATACTACAGTCTAGTTCAACCGCTTGATTCAAACAATCAAGAAAATCTTTTTACTGCAACAACACCTCAGCTAATGCTGTATGGGTCTATGTACCATGCAATGGTCTACCTCAAGGCGCAAGATAAAATAGCAATCTGGAAAGGTTACTACGACAGCGCTATGGCGGCAATCAAGAAAGAAGATAACTCACGTCGTATTGACAGAAACGTATCTGTTCAGGAACCCTAATAAATGTCAACATTCACATCCCCGTTTACTGGTACCGTTATTGAACCAACGGACGTATCGTATTACGCGCTTTCTTTTAGTGCAAACACACCACTCTACTGGCCGTCTGTTGTTAACCCGACCCAGGTCTCCGCGGCCAGGATTATGGACTGCACGCCAACAGCAAACGGGCTGACTATACTACTGCCTGAGGCAGATCAGGGCTCTGTTGGATCGGATATACTGTTCAACAACAAGTCATCTCTGTACTCATTTATTGTTACGGACGCATCTGGTCAGAACGGAACTACTGTAGCACCTGGCGCATCACTTTACTTTTATCTAACTAATAACTCAACCTTTGCAGGTGTTTGGGGTAATACTATATTCGGTATTAACTCATCTGTCGCAAGCGCCAGTACACTCGCAGGCGCGGGATTGACCGTTATATCAGGTCAATTAGCGGCAACGAGTAACATAGTTCAGGTATCGGTCGCACCAACAATCACAAACGCCAGTCGTGGTAATACTTATGTATGGACGGCGGGAGTGGGGACACTGACATTACCATCAACAAGCGGACTATCAGCAGGTTGGTGGATTGGATTCAGAAATGCAGGGACTGGTACCCTTACTATTGCAACGGTAAATACTGAGTTAATCAATGGCAATACAAACATTCAGACGGACCAGGGTGACTCTGGTTTTATCTTCTATGATATTGGATCCGGCAACTTCTTTACTGTAGGTTGGTCTGTCCCATCAAACGTGACGTTTACCGCCGCGACTTATGACGTAGATAGCATTGTTGGAAGTGCTTTTAGTTTGACGGCATATGCACCAATCCTGCAAACGTATGTGGCATTATCTGGCACAAGAACAACTAACTTACTCGTCACACTGCCTGCTGTTACTCAGTACTATGTGATATCAAACGCGACCAGTTCCGGTTCTTACGTGATCCAATTCCAGGCATCTGGCAGTTCATTCTCACCGATTACGTTATCTGCAGGATCAACGGCAACGATTCTCTGTACCGGCGGTAATCTGTACGTTATTACTCAGTCTGTCATCACCAACTTGTCAAGTACGACAACTGGTAGCGCGGCGGCTCCTGCTTTTACATTTAACGCCGATGCATCCTCTGGTATGTACTTGATTGGTACCAGTATATTAGGACTGTCTGCTCACGGAGTTAATATGTTAGATATTAACAATACAAACCTATCAGCCCCGACGATGACGACCCCTGCGGCATTTACCGCGCTTGGTGGAATATCCGGTGGAGGATTCTAATGGCGGATGACGCAACACAAATACAACAGCAGTATGGCCAGGTTTATTCTTTGGCAGTAAAGCCGGGTATTAAAAGAGATGGAACAGTATTTGAAACTGCCGAGTACACTGATGGTGTGTGGTGCAGGTTTCAACGTGGCACGCCCAAGAAAATGGGCGGGTATAGTCAACTTTTAAGCACATTCAATGGCATACCAAGGGGCATGATCGCCATCCCTTATAATGGAGTTAACTATGTTTTTGCAGGAAATCAAAACGGTCTTGATGTATTCACTACTGGCAATACTTATGGCGTTGGATCCGGGCCTTACAGCGCTATATTCGATCCAGGTTATAACCAAGTCGCTGTCGTTTCCAACACCGCTACAACCTTTACATTAACTAGCACAGCATCCCCAATCGTTAACTATACAGCGGCGTTTCCAAGTGGCACAAAAATCGTATTTTCTCAAACTCCTGGCGCGTCGGTTTATACCGTTACCTCGTCCTCCTTTTCCACCCCAAACACCGTCGTCACGTTCTCCGGAAGCCCCTCAGTCCCAGTCAACTCCTTAACATACGTATACGTTGACAATAATAACTTTGCCGCAAACTCTAATCTATTATGGCAATTTGATGCGCAATACAGTCCAGTTGGTGGCGCGCTTGAGCTTATAGCTCATCCAGGTCAGAACCTTGCGTCTATTGACAACGCAGTTAATACCCAGGTCCAGATCGGCAGTATACTGCCCAACAGTAGCGATCAATGGACGCTCACGGGCCTATCTGATAGCGGTGGTCAGTACCCTACGTTCCAACCAATTAGCGTCTCTGGCGGCGTTTGTGTGCTCTATCCGTACCTTTTTGTGTTCGGTAATGATGGATATATCGCCAACAACAACGTCAGCACGACGTACAGCGTTCAGGGACTAACAGACTGGAACGGCGCGACAGCCAACCAGGTCAACATGTCCTCAAGTAAGATTATTAGAGGTATGCCAATGAGGGGAGGTACTAACTCACCCTCCGGACTTTTTTGGGCTACAGACAGTTTAATTCGTGTATCGTTTAACGGTACAGCGCCCTACTACTGGAGCTATGACATCATATCCAGTCAGATATCTGTTATGTCATCTAACTCAATTGTTGAGATGGACGGTGTATATTACTGGATGGGCGTTGATAGGTTCTACTTGTACAACGGCAGTGTTAAATTATTGCCAAACGATAAGAACGTAAACTGGTTATTTAATAACCTGAATTATGCACAGCGTCAGAAGGTATGGGCTACTAAGGTCCCTCGCTATAACGAGATTTGGTTTTTCTATCCCCGCGGCACGTCTACAGAGTGCAATGATGCTATTATTTACAACGTCAAGGATCAAATTTGGTATGACGCGGGGCAGGCCATTGGCTCACAAAGATCATGCGGATATACAACAGAGATCTTTCCTAACCCAATATGGGCCGACTGGAACTATAACGTTAAGTTTGGTGAGGCATTTTATGTTGTCGGTACACCAACCGGTCAATCTGCGCCTACTAGCTATCAATTCTATTTAAAGGGTGATGCAACGCCTACATTTGGACCAGGTTCATATGTAACGTTCTATAACAGCCCGACCAATACAAAGTACAAAGTATCAAACAGTACGTTTGTATTGACTACGGCAACTGGAATGCCTGGGGCTACATTGGTCACCTTGACGACATCACTCGCAACAGCGCCTGCTGTCGGTACAACGGCATATTTGGTCACAGGTGGGTACGCGATTTGGCAACATGAGCAAGGTGTTAATCAAGTATCGTTAACTCAAGAGAGTGCGATCGACTCCAGTTTTACGACATGTGACTTGAGTTGGCTTGCAGGCAATCCATCGACACATGCAGAGGCTGTTGGGATTAATAGGCGTTTACATATACGTAGAGTTGAGCCTGACTTTGTGCAGTCTGGTACGCTAAATATGAGCGTGCTTGGTAAGAAGTTTGCTAATGGTCCTGAAGAGGACAGCGGACCTATACCGTTCGGGCCTAATACGACCAATCCAAATAAAATAGATACCAGGATTGAGCATAGAGAGGCTCGATTAAAGTTTGAGTCTAACGAAGTAGACGGTGACTATGAGCTAGGACGTATCCTTATGACCGTAGAGTTGGGCGATGAGAGGCCATGACGGCTAGGAAGATTAATCAGTTCTTTCCGGTTCTTCCTAATTTTACAAGTTGGGAAGATTACACAGGACAGTTGGCTATGTATTATGGCCAGGAACCGTTCGCAATGGCCTCAGAAGATAATTGGCAGGAAACGGCCGCGTCTATCGCGAGTACACCAACGTTTTCATCATATGCCATACCTGATGCAACATCATACTCAAGTTGGCAAGAGTGGGCCGACGATTTTACAACAATTGTTAACGGCAAAACACGATAGCCACGGGGCATTAAGCCAGTGTTTTCTGCATTAATATATATAGCATAACAGGAATTTAAAATGAGCTTTTGGTCCGACCCAATTGGTAATATTGAGAATGCAGTAAGCAACCCGGTACAGGCAATTAAAAACCTGGCGCCTACTATTGCTCAAATTGGCGCTATTGGATCCGCTGTTATGCAGGGCGGGACAAACCCAATGGCTGATATGGCGGCACTTAACGCTACAGCGGGATTATTAGGTGGTTCATCATCTAGCCCATCAGCAACTACACCAACGGCCAATACAACAGGCGGGACTGCATCCCCAAGTGGTTTATCTACACTAAACCAGACAGGCGCGTCAAAACAGACGCCAGGCCTTACAAAAGCAAATCCAATATCTATTAACCCATACGGGGCCACATTTTCTGCACCGACTGCGTCTAATGATTACATGGCACAAGGTGGTCTAGTTAATCACTACGCCGGCGGAGGTGATGTTATGCCACCATCTGGCGGGATATTCCATGGAAGTACTAGGGTCTCACTCACACCACCAGTACCGCACTCCTACTTAAGTAACGCACCTCACTTTGCGGATGGCGGACACGTACCAGAATTTTACAGTGAGGGTGGGATGCATAACAGGTTTGTTAAAGGCGCGGGTGACGGCACAAGCGATGACGTCCCTGCGATGCTTGCAAACGGTGAGTTCGTTATTCCTGCGGATGTTGTGTCTGCATTAGGCAATGGCAGTAATGACAGCGGGGCTAAAGTATTGGACCATTTCTTGGAAACAATTCGCGCACATAAAAAGGCGCACGATCCAAAACAATTACCACCTGATAGCAAGGGCGCCTTAGCCTACATATCAGAAGCACATAAAAAAGTGAAGGCATAACATGGCACTTTCTAGTATCGTCTCTGGATTAAACTCCACAGCAAATCAACTTGGCAGTTTAGGCACAAACAGCTCATCAACTGCAACAACGCTACCATCATGGTATGACACGGCACAGCAAAATCTAGTTAACAGCGCAACGGCCAACGCGGCGGCAGTTCCTGCGCTACAGAATACTGTTGCCGGCCAAGCCATTAACCAGTTGAGCGGGTCAAATAACCCATTTACTCAGGCCCAGGGCACATTAAACACAATCGCATCCGGAGCGGCTAATCCATGGATTACAAACGCAAATGGATCAATATCTCCAAACACAAACACAGCACTCGGTGGGCTTGCGGCCTCAGAACAGCAGGCACTTAACACCACACTACCACAAATCGGTGCTCAGACTGGCGCAGGCGCGACATCGGCCGGACAGTTCGGTAGCCTACGCGGACAGACGGCGCAAGAGAATGCATACGGCAATGCGCTGAATACAATGAATACAGCGCTGAATACTGCGGCATTAAACAACCAATCAACTGGTGCCAATGCGGCCTCTGCGGAGAGTCAATCAGGCGCTCAGGGAACAGCGGCAGAGACAACCCTTGGACAGGCGCAACAAGCAAGCCCGTTGACAGCAACGGCGGACCTGGCAAGCATTTTAGGGTCTGTACAGGCGCCAACGACAGTCACAAACACAACAAACGTATCACCACTCAGCTTACTCAGTGGTCTATCAAATTACGCCGCGGGCAATCCTAACGGACTCGGTTCTAGTCTGATTAGCAGTTTAGGCAATTTAATAACTGGCGCGGGATCTTCAGGATGGAACTCAACTCCAGACCCAACTAATCTGTCAACTATCCAAGCAAACAATGCCGCGATGTCTGCGAATGAGCCGACACCTAACGCGGCAGTTCCAAACGTGAACATGAGCAATTTTGACCCTAACGCTCCAGGGTACACCACCATAGACCCAAGCACTAATTCAAGTTTGGTCGATCAAAGCGGACCCTAATAAGGAATAAATAATGGCTGAAGAAGCAACAAGTGGTTTAGATTCACTTTCCCCGGGCGCTGTAGTTAAGGCCGCTCCAGTTAAGGGCGGCATTTCCGTTCCTGGTAATAACATGTTGGACGCCACACAGACTGAGGCGTTACTTGCCAACATGCAAGATTTGATTAATCAACGCTCTGTAAAAAATCCCCTTGGTAATGCAATTCAAGATATGCAGGCCGGGTTCATGAACAAGACAGCAGAGCGCGAGCAATACAAACAACAACAGGCTCAGGATCTGTTTAATATGCGTGCTCAGATGGCGGCCATTAGAGGCAACCAGGCGACACAGCAAAGACTGGCGCAAGAGGACGCGGCCAGTGGTTGGGGGCCTCAGGTTGGTGGGCAACCTCAGCAAGGTCAACCCCAACAAGGACAGGCTCAAGGGAATGCACTACCGCAGGATATAACAATGCAGGACGTGCAAACATACAGACAGTTAATGGCTGTTGACCCACAGCAGGCATTAAAGTTTAAACAAAAACTGTTGGAGCAGGGACAGGCCGCTAGAGTCGGTCAAACATACAGCCCAACAAATAGCGAGATTGTTACTGTTTCTGTTAACGGTCAAGAACAGCAAATGACACGCGGACAGGCCGCTAAGTTGTTAAATTCAGGCGTGTCTGTACAGCCCATGCAGTCAACTGGCGTAACATCAACAGGATCACAATCACCAGACGTATTCCAAAACGCGGTATCAGGATTATTGGCACGCGAGGGTGGATACAATCCAAAGGACGGCGCTAGTGGTGCGCCAGTTAACTTTGGTATCAACCAAAAGGCTAATCCAGATATTGACGTTAAAAACTTAACAGCGGAACAGGCAAAATCTCTCTATAAGAGCAGATACTGGGACGCAATTGGTGCTGATAAGTTGCCACCACAATCGGCAGAGATAGCGCTTGACGCGGCGGCTAATCAGGGCGTAGAGTACGCTAAAAAACTGATACAGTCTACTGGTGGTGAGCCACGTAAGATGCTACAGCAACGCACAAACGACTATCTTGACTTGGCAAAAGACCCAACACAGGCATCTAACTTAACCTCATGGCTCGGCAGAATAGCCGATCTTAACAAGCGGATTACAACAGCGCCTACAACACCGAGTATTGGAAACAAGACCGAGATGGAGCTTAACAAGAAAAGGGCCGAGGCAAAAATTGATTTAGAGAAAAAAGACGCAGAGAATAAGATGGAGACGGCCAAGAAGGAAAAAGATCAGGCCTCAGTTGACGCAGGTAAGCGCCAATCTTCCTTGATAGATAATGCCCAGAAGGCAACTAAAATGGAGCTTGCGGCTGATGCAATAACCAACATAGCCAAAGACCCATCACTTAAGAATATATCTGGAATAGGTAAGCGCGGTTGGACAGATCCAAAGTCTGCCGCTGTAACAGCACTCCAGATGATTCCTTTCGCACATATGGACGAGAAGAAGGCTAATGACTTGGTTGCAAGATCAACCCTATCACAGCATGAGCAGTCTATGCGCGATGAGTTAGATAAGCAGGCCGCCGATTTGGGTGTTGACTATGCCGCACAAATCTTCCACGGTGCTCGTATGGGTATCGGACTTGAAAACATGGCGCAAAAGACAAAGGGTGTTGGATCTGAGTACACACCAGAGACAAACTTGATGAATGCGCAGATTATCAAGCAAGGCGCACAGTTTAACAGAGCACGTCATCAGATGTGGGTAGACTATCAGGCCACTCACGGTGGTGATGATGCAAGCTTTGCAAAATTTGAAGAGGAGCCACAATATCGTGCGCTTGAAGACAGCACTCGCGCGGCATTGGCTAAACAGTTCCCGACTGTATTTAAAGTTGAGGATGACTCCAGGGTGAATGGACTCGGTAAGAGCGAACCTGAGGGCACACAAACAACTAAGAGCGGTATTAAATATAGGATTGTTCCAAAATGATCGTTGAAATAAATGGCCAACAAGTTGAGTTAGATGATTCTTTTGGGTCCATGACTCCCGCTCAACAGGAGTCTATGATCAATGAAGTCGCGAGCCACATGGGTCAAAATACTCAGAATGAGCCACAGCGCTCTGAGCCGCCACAGTCATCTGACAGTATCAACCCAGTTACTGGGGCCATTTATGGTGGCATGATCGGGGCCATTCCTGCTACAGCAATTGGCGCCACAAACGCATTGGGGGCAGGCGCTAAGGTGCTAGGAAATGCTTTTAGGGATGCCAATACTTCGGCACCGGCCTCGGGGCCGTCCACAGTTCAAGAGCCGATCCCGTACCCACAACCAGTTCAGCCTGCTATGGTTGAAAAGCCTGCGTCTATGGTTACCGCCGCAACACAAGAAGCTCCAGAGGTTGTAACAAAAGGCGCACAGTGGGCTAAAGGGTCCACGGGAACCAACATCCCTGGCGCTCAGATGAAGAAAAAATATCTTGACATTGGGCAACAAATGGCTGAAACAATTGGTCATGGCGGTGAGCTTGCGGGCGGTGAAATTAAAAATGGTGTAATGCGCGGTCCAAAATCGTTAGCTGAGATGAAGGCAGAGATGGCCGCAAAATTGGCGTATGAGGCTAAAGTTGCCCAGGCCATAAAAGATGCAGAGATAACAAACGCGGCTCAGAGACGAGCTGTAGATTATTTAAACTCTAAACAGGTCGCACCGAAACCAACTATGATGCAAAAAGTCGGTCAATTGGGTGAGCACCTAACACCGACTGGTATAGCAGGCAAAACACTTAACAGTATCGCACCAATACTCTCAATGGCCGGGGCAGGAGAAGAGGGCGTAGATGCATACAATAGATTTGCGCATGGCGATTATGGACGCGGAATAATTAGCGGACTAGGAGCGCTTGGATCCGCGGCGTCTATGTTACCTAATAAGTACGCTCGTGGTTTAGGCACCGCGGCCGCAACTACAGCACCAGTAATTAATGCAGGGCTTGATAGACTGTTAGGTCGTGAGGGTTACGCTGATGGTGGGACCGTACAGCACTTTGATAAAGGTGGATCGGCATTAAATCTAGCTAAAACACTCGCTCAAAAATTTGGATATGATGCTTCAAAAATAGCAAAAAATTATCCTGATGTAATTCCTCCTATTTTAGCCCAAGATGCAAAAACAGGAAAAGAATTTTTACAAAAAACATTAAGCCCAGAAGCATTAGCTGTTCAAAAAGCTCGTGTAGCATCTCAAAAAGAAATTAATGCGGGTAACTATCAACCATATTTTGATATAAATCAACGTAAGTATGTTGATCCATCACTTTATCCTTTACCAGATAAAACATTAACTACATCAGTACCTAAAAGGCCTGAGACATTAGCTAAATTTCAAGAAAAAGCAAATAATCCTGAAGCCATAGCAAAATTAAATGAGGCATTTTTACGAGGTAATCAACGACCTGCGGCAAAAGATTGGTATGCGATGGGGCAATTGCATGATGCTTTTGTTAATGAATTGGGTCCAGAAGAAGGTGTAAAACAATTTAAAGCTAGATTTGCGGATCCTATGGGGGCCACTACTGGAGGTCAAGACCCTAATTCAAATTTAATGACTGCGGCCTATACTAATTTTATTAGACAAAAAGGTCTTGATATACCACAAAAAGGATATGATGTACCCTATCCAATCGGCGGTAGATTTATAGGCGGCAACCTTGAGCAAGCTAGAAAATTAGCCCAAAATGGCGCGTTGTCTGTTGACACTCCGAAACGTTATAATTTTTCTGGTAATTTCCTTGGCCATAAAGATATTCAAACGCTAGATGAACAAATGATGAGTCCTTTCGGTGTCACGGCCCCAGAAGGTGATTCTTATGGTGTCTATCAAGCAAAAATGAATGAGTTAGCAAAACAACATGGAGTTGACCCAGTTAATTTTCAAGATGTTACATGGGCAGGATTAAAGGACTATCCAGGTAAGCCAATGATTCAAGAAATCAATGAGATGCTTGCAAGAACAAGCAAAATTACTGGCGAGCCTCAGGCCGATGTATTAAAAGGATTTATTCGTGGCGATAAACCAATGTATGGCCTTACTGGATTAGGCGCACTTGGTGGTGCATCACAATTCACTAATAATGATGAGACACAATAATGGGACTACCAACGCTACCTGAGATAAAGGCAGGACTGCAATTCGGTAAAGAGGCTTTAAGTGGTACAATACCGAAACTTGAAAGGATAATACATGAAGCAAGACAAGAAGGACCATTCCTCCGAGTTGGGCCAAGAGGCGCAACGCCAACAACAGGAGTCCGAGAAACGGCAGGACTACGTGGACGCGATGTTCCACCAGGAGTATCGAATGATGAGATCAAAACATTCGCAAAAGACCCCAACAACGCCGTAAAACAACGAGCCAACGCGTACACTAAAGGAACACTTCAAAAGCCCTACGCGTTGCCAAATATACCAGAGAGTTCTTTGGCTAAACAGTCCGCAATTGGTCGGACATTTATGCATGCCGTGACTGAAGATCCTGCATATAAGACTGCTGTATTTGATGCATATAAAAAACAGATGCCTGATCTTATACAACAGCACAATATTAAAGACTATGATGACCTGGTAAGTAAATCATATGGGCAGTTGGCTAAAGAGACAGAGGATCAATTTAGTACACTACCAGTTAATATGAGCTTTCATAAGAACGGTGAAGGGACATATCAGTCTAGTAATGAGATGATAAAAGACATACTTGATAATAATCATTTATATGTCTATCAAGGCGGCGATCCACACGAATTTCTTAATGCTGTTGATCCAAAAACAGGCCTAAACACAAATGAAAAATTTAGGGCAGTCCATGACTATTATGGTCACGCCGCCCATGGTAATTCTTTTGGACCAAAAGGAGAAGAGACTGCGTGGGGCGCTCACTCTCAAATGTTTTCTCCCCTAGCTAAATTAGCCATGACGTCCGAGACCCGTGGTCAAAATAGTGTAGTTAATTACACACCACTTAACGCATCACTAAAAAGATTTATTAATGAGATAGACGGTAAAATATACGACGCCAGGCGGTCCGGTGATGTTAGCGAAATACCTCAACTGCTTGAAGATAAGGCAAAGGCCTACGAAGGCTTTCAATATGCCCCGCAGAAGTCTGTGATATTGCCTCCGGAATTTCATGATACCAACTACTCTGGTGGTATGCCGGACTATATTCAGCCGCTTATTAAGCCCAAAGAGGGCACTACAACATCATCCGAGCTTACGCATTTCAGTAACTCACCAGATCTGACACAGACGGACCCGACTAAGTACGGGACCGGCATAGCGGGCGCTGAGGCTGATAGGCTTAAGAACTACTCCGGCGCAGTAAAGGACAGGACCTACTTCTACGCAGGCGATCAGACGCCAGAGCTTGGGCTTGGTCCATACAAGTACAAGACGTCATCCAGTAATCTTTACGACGTGAGCGCGGACCCACTGAGGCTCGGGACACTGGCCAAAGAGGCTAATAGGGTCCCGTACACTGCCAGTGCTAACCAGGGGCTAGTGTACAACGCGGACAGCGACCTGGAGCGCATGATCAAAGAACACGGCTACTCAGGCGCGCTGTATCCTGATAATACAAAACCCTCGGCAATAATGTTTAACCCCATGGACGTGCAGAAGCAGGCCCAGGGCGGATTATCTGGATTATTATAATGTCTAAACTTGAAGAATTAGCACAATTAGGTAGATCTGCTTTTGAGAAACTTGGAATAACTCAAGAAGCTGTTGATGCCTGGCGTAAAGCCAATTCAATTGGTCAACGCCAGGTAAACAACCCCCTGACCAAACAAGCCGCTATAGACCTCGGAAACAAGGTTATAACGCCCGAACAATACCGGGCGGTAGTGAGAGAGCACCTACCCATTCATCCGTTCACTGAGGTCCCTCCAATGCCCTCACACGTTGAGATGGCGTCTGCATTAAAACCTAATCAGGTTGATACCGGTATCGTTGGCGTCAATAAAGATATTCCGGACGGTATGCGGGTCTCCTCCAGGCTCGATATCCCTGCATACAATGCATACGATAAATGGATTGTATCTTTGCATGACCCTGCAGACGCGGGCAAGTCTTTGGGTTACGGGCAGACGGCACATTTAACTGGTCCTATTGAGTTTACAGCCCCTCCAAAAGCGGCGCATGCAATTGCGACGGGTAAGAGTGACAAAACAACTTACGCGCGGATCCACGGTGACTGGAACAACACACCACCAGAGGATGTGCATGCAATGGCACAACAATATCTAAACGATCCCGAATGGTCCCAGTTAGGTAACAACCCGTATAGGCACAGTTATTTCTATGACAAGTCTGATATGGCCCCAGTCACTGGCGCAGAAGAAGTTGTCCAGGTCGGGCCGTTGGTACTTGCCAAGAACCCAATTAAGGCACACCCGGACGATCCACAGTTTAAATTAAACCCCAAAGATCCAGAGAGCCCAACTTATAAGTCGGGCGGTCTGGCTCACTTACGGTAACGGTTACCGTGCCATCCCTCAGCGGCGAGTGGCATATCTGGTGCCCAATCAGGTGGTGTAGTCATAATTCTAATGACCTCATCCATATGAAACTCGGCGTTATCTGCGTCAACTAACAGCAGGACCTCATCATGGATCAGATTGAGTATTCCGTATCCGTGCTTTTCAACGTTAAGCGAGGCATGGGCAAGGAAGTCACGAGCGAGGCCCTGGGTTGCGCTCTGGAATATGCTACTCCCAATGAGTGCGTTCCTGGACCACTGACGGGTGTAGGTGTTCTGACTGTGAACAGTGACGGCTTTCTTGATCTGACCCCAGGGAGTGACAACGTCCTCTATCCTGGGTCGTTGCCAACAGATTAGCCTCTTACTCGGCAGTATCATCCACAACACGCCCCTATCACACTTTAGGCGGATCTTTTGACCTGCGGCGTAGGCAGTTCCGGGATCAGACACCGCCAACAACGCGGCCTCCTCGCAGGCATACCATAAGTTCTTTACCTTGGCATATGACAGCCTATACGCGTCTACGGCCTTTTGAGCCTGGGGGAGTGCCATCTTAACGCCCATACCATCGGCGTACTCTACAAGGCCATTAGCGCCCTGGCCGAACATACAACCCAAAACAGCCGACTTGGCCATCTGACGTTGTTCCTTTGTGACCTCATCATATGGCACGTGAAATATTGAGGTTGATGCAAAGGTCATGTACTCGTCTAGCCCCTGTCTAAATAGTTCAACTTTGTCTTTTTGACCGGCCAACCAAACTCCCACTCTGTTTTCGATCGAAGAAAAATCGACGTCCACGAAGGTCTGCTTGTCAGGAGCTTTAAGTGCGCTTCTAACCAGAGACGAGAGTTCTGACATCGTGCCAATTCCTTGGCCAAAGACTCTAGGAATCGCGTCTGCAATCTGTGCATCGCCAAGTACGGGACGCGCAATATTTTGCAGATTAAGTCCACCACGCGAAGACCAACGGCCAGTAGACGCGCCGTGATAGACCAGTGTATTTCTAATTCTTCCATCTCTTTGTATCTCCAACATTTTATTGTACTTGGCTACGCTAGTCTGGCTCCCCTCCTGGCGTAGTTCGAGTGCCTTGCGCACGTTCTTTGATATAAATTCCTCGGCCAGTTTCTTAGTAACCATATCAGCAGTAAGGTCTTTCATATTCGCACCATTGGCATTTAGCCAGGCAAGCAGTTTGGCCCTCTCGGATGGCTTACAACCCGTTAGGTTGAGTAGCTCCTGATCTATAGCGTCTTGGGCGTTTTTAACCGCGTTTTGAGCGTTTTTTAGCTCAAGAGGGTCCACTGGCACGCCTCTAAGGTTGATACGCTGTGTGAGCTCCCATATGGCCTGCTCAGAGGATTTTAGGCCCCTGAGTTTGTCCACGATCGACATCTCGGCCTTGACGTCCTTAACGCAGTACTCGTGCAATTGCTGTAGCAGTTCCGGGTCGTTGTTAAATTTACCGTTTTTGAGAGGTTTGCATAGCTTTTGGATCAATTTTGCGCCGATAGGATCCTTTTTGTGCGCGGCGTTCATAAAAAGGGCGGCCTCTTCCAGGCTCTGCGGGACGTTATTGGCCGCGGCTATGGCCATGGAGTCAACTACCTGGTTCAGCTTTAACTCCGGCCAACCGTACTTTGGCACGCAGACACAGTTCCAGATCGCGTACTCGAAGAGCGCGTTCCATGCCTGGACCTTTCCGCCTGCGCGGACGTGATCAATAAGCTGATTAAACTTATATCTGCGGACAACTAAATCATCAACCGAAAGGCACCTCGCCGAGAAGGCTATGTGTTCCATGCCGACAACGGTTACGTCATCTAAATCAGTACCAAAGGCAAGACATAGCACCTCGGTGCTTTTGTCGTTGGCGTAGATATCTAGCCCCCTAAGCTTTAGGTCGATAACACTGCGGGTCTCAAAGTCAATACTGTAGATCACGTTCTCTCCAATGCGTTAATTACATCACCGTAAAAGAATCGCATCGCCATCTTTGATAGTGTCTCCTCTGGCACGCTGTGCACGTTCTGAAAGTGACCCTGGCAGGTGATAACAGTAAACTCTGCTCCAAGCTCTTTAGCCATCTCAAAGTAGGGGCGCATCTCTTTGAGTGTCGTGGACGTGTTGGACACAATAACATCAAATTTAAGCCCTAAATAGATGCGTGCGCTACTCTGACATTTCAGGTGCGCCTCACCAATTTTATTAATATCGAATTGATACGTTCCGTCCTTATTGGTAAAGTGCTGATCAGCCTCAAGCCAGATAGTGTTGCGGTCCGCCGCGTTACTTAACTTAGCGGCGAGTGTGCTCTTACCGGATCCAGGCAGTCCGCGGATTAGTGTTAGTGTGTTCATTCTTTCTCTCCTACGTTACCTACTACGTTTAAACCCCAACGTTTGTCCAGTATATTGCGCTTGTAGTATTCATTGTACTTAGGCTCTTTGCCGTCAAGCATGGGAAACAGCAGGCTACGAAACTCCCACTGCTCGTAGCGCAACGCGATATCCTTACGGCTTAAATTCTCCTCGATGACTTTTTTGTACACCATTTCAACCTGATCGGCTATTTGGATCAGTTCGTTCTTAACCTCGCTCTCAATCTTTTCGATTGACTCGACGTCAATTCCAAGATGCGCAAAGGCTGAGTATACATCATCCAGGCGCTCCTCAAGGACCATATTCGCAATGTCCCGCTCACGTACAAAGGTAACCACGCGGTGCAGGCCGACGTACCATGGGCACTTGACCTTGACCATATCCCCATCCCTGAACTGGATTACGTAGCCCTCCTCGTTCTTGAGCCCCTCCAGGTGCTCCTTAGAGATGATCTCCTCAAGTCGGCTGAGGGGTATTTGAGGACAACGACTAACGTTCTGTACGGCCCTGATTTGGTCCGTAACGTACTCGCCGGTCACATTATCTCGGATATGTAGCAGGCGCAGTTCTGGGCGTAAATAGGACAGCACAATCCGCGATTGTGGGTGCGTTAACTCAAACGTGGCAGTCAGCCCGCGCTCGATACAGAACATACAGAGGAACTGAATGTCACGGTCCTGGTTGTAGATCTTGTAGGCCAGTCTGCAGACGTCTGTATCAAATGAACTCTTGGACCGCAGGCGAACAGTTCCGTTGAAGTTGGCCGTGGATATCATAGACCCATCTAACTTCTCGTAGATGGCCCTTACCTGGTCCTTATTGGCCAGGATGTAATCGCGGGTGTAGGTGTTAATGCCGGACCCCGTAGAGTCCAGGTTATGAAACTTATGCAGTGGGCGGGATATGACTCTGTCCAGGTCATCAAACATAATCCCGCGGGCCTCTAGGGACTCGTAACTGTCAAATGTCTTGGAGTCCATGAAACGGTAGACGACTGTAGTACCCCCATCGTCAGTCTTGCGGACCTGGATCTCCTTCTTGTCCTCCACGAACGGCAACAGATCGCTTAGATTTTCTATTCTTAGAAACTTCATACTTTCTCCTTTGTAGGCTGATTATCTGATTTAACTTCTTTACTTCTTTTCGCAGTTTAGCACACTCATCGGCGATTTGTACAGCATGTTGCATGAACTGTGGCGTAATCTGCACCATGGGTTGCGTGCAGAACGCTACGAACTGGCTTAAATCTGTGACTGGGTCTAGTACTTCATTATCCATTCTTTTCCTTTAATGAAAAAGCATGTACATCTCTAAAATCAACATCAGAGGCAAATAATGCGTCAATTTCCTCATCAGTCAACCCTACCCATTCTTTACCTTTACTGGCTTTTAACCACTTATCCATTTTTGATTCAAAGGTTATTTGACTCAAATTTTTTACCATTTTGTTTAAATCATCAACCGCTTTTAATTGACGTTCTAACTCTCTTTTTAGAAATTCAACTTCTGTCATGTTTTACTCCTTTATGCCGTGGGCAGATTCGATTGCTCTGGCAATTCGCATCGATGTTGAACCTTCTCGCCTGATTGCACTCCCATGTGATGCCTCTCGAACAATTGCGACAATCTGCTCATCCGTCAGAGGCTTGCGCTTTGGTAGTGGGTGGGTGTAAAGAGGTATGTCATAAAACCCAAATTTATCTTCCCTAACATATAACTCAATGTCATCAGTTTTCCACGCCACTGGCTCGTCCTGCTCTTGCTTCAACTTCTCAAGTTCATCACCGCGCAAATACCATTCACGTTCAAAATGCTCGGCTTGCTCGTTTGCTTTTTTCAAAGCGACTGTTAAGCGTTCAATCTCACCTTGCTCTTGCTTTGGAAACGCTCTTGCGCCACCTCCACAAATTGGACAATCAATTTCTTGCCATCCAAGTCTTGCTAACTGCTCACCCTGCTCACCCTGCTCTTGCTTTAATGCTTCTTTTAACGCTTGAATAGCATCAAGAATGTGTTCAGGAGCTCCATCTTCATCTTCATATAAGCAATAGTAGTAACGTTCTTTTTCTAAAGAATCAAGTGCTTGTTTCATTACTTCTTTAGTCATGTCATACCTCCAATTGTTTCTTTATCTCTTCAAAGCTTATAGGCCTAAAGTTGGTGTGCTCTACTGAGACGCAGAGATACCAGTGGTCTCGGACGGGCTTCCCACCACGGTAAATGTCAGGCTTGCAGACAATATTGGAGTGCAAATGCCCGTGCACGTTTGCGCGAAACCGTCCCTTTGAATCGGGGTGTACAGGGATATGGGAGCAGAGGATATTGTCAAGTACCGCGTAGGCACGAATGTCTCTGAAGTATGGCGTGTAGTCTTCAAGCTTAAAGATGTCATGGTTGCCCTTTACTAAAATCTTGTCCCCGTTCAGCCTGGCCATCGTCTTGAGCGCCTTTCGGTTGATGACTACATCCCCCAGGTGGTAGACCTTGTCGTTTGGCCTAACGGTCTCGTTCCAGTACTTGACCAGGTCCTCGTCCATCTCATCTGGGTCATCCCATGGACGTAGTTTGGTCCCGTCATCGCGCAGGAACTTGCAAACGCCCGCATGCCCAAAGTGCGTATCTGCTGTAAAGAATGTGTTCACGTGTTAAGCCCCTTCAACTTGGCTTCAAATGCTTGGTATAGTGTTGTAGGAAACATCATGGTTGTTCCGCCATCATCCCAATGCTTGTTAACTTTTTCTTGGACTTCACCATAGGTACTATTTACTTGTTCATCCGTTAAACCTACCCATTCTTTAGGCTTTGATATCATGTCAAATCTTGTAATTTCATTCATGTGTTAAATTCCTTAATTTATATGTTTTATTTTTCCCCACATAACCGCAGGAAGCCATTTAATGTAACGCTCTGCAGGAAAAAATATTTTCAAAATGTAACGATATTCAAATAATTTAATATTAAATCTCATGTGTTAAGCTCCTTAAGTTATATGTATTCAATCTCGGCCCCCTCTTAGCATCCTAGCTATCTGTGTCGCAAAATTAATCTGGTCCTGAAACGTCTCGCCTAGATTGACCCTCAGCAACTTCCCCTCTGAATCTTTAAGGTACAGAATAGCTATTAAAATAGCCTCCGCCAGGTCCCTGGTGTTGTTCTTAGCTACCAGGTAGTCAATGTCTTTTTGTGGGTCGTGTATGTTCATTCTTGTCTCCTCGCAATAGCGTTTAGTACCCTATCTGCTGTCGTCACTAATGTGCCAAGTAGTGCGGTTTTTGCCCTCCTTAAACACGCATCACGCTCATCTTCCTGGATCTTCTTTACGATAAGAAACAACCCCACAACGTCAATGGTAGGCCCCACACGCTCCAGTATCTTTGTAACGTATTCTTCGTTTGTCATATCTTCCTCCATAATCGGATTGTACCATAAAAAAGGGCCGCCTCAAAGGACGGCCCAAACCACCATGTCAACTCAACTTAAATCTCGCAGACACCCGCTACGCAGGCCAACATTTGCGCTCCCTCGACGTTATCTGTCACCTCTTTAAACTCTTCCCAGTTAATGGCAGGCATTTTAGATTTTAACTCATCATACGCTTCTTTTGAAATTTCTTCATAAGGCGCCTGCCTATATGTCCCGCCGTCATACGGTAGGTATGAAACTCCGCTAATTTCCCCAAAATGATCCCACGTCCATGCCCCCACACTTGGCCAATCTTTCTCCTCAACGGAAATTGTAACAGACGGCTTATGTTCGCACCAATGTTGCTGATAGGTGAGCCATAAAGATAGATGTTCAATAGGTGTGACATCTCCTCTTGTAAGGCCATCGGGTGCTCGTTGGGGGAAAGAGAAGACCACAGTCTGTTCAGGTTTGTAGACACAGTCCTCGGCAGGTACTCCGGCCTCTCTAAGAAACTGGCTAAGAGGGTCTTTCTTATCGCCTCGTACTCTTCGGATGTAATATTTGGAGTGCCTTGGATGAATTCCAGAAGCGGCGTCAGTGAGTTGGGAGACCGTCCCACTTGGCTTGACACATGTGATAGCACAGCTTGTAGGTATTCCGAGGATGGATGCCCATTCTTTATTAACAGCGCGAGCAGTTTCTCGCAAGGTGTCGAGTAGTTCATTTAGTTCTTCTCCTTGCGTGCAAAGCATCTTGTTGTCGTAGATACCAGTGATTGAGACGCCGAGTAGCCTCTCCTCCTCTGTATTTCGTTGCCACACCTTACGCAGATACGGGAACTTAGTGAATGTAGACTGAATAGTGCCCAGGATGGTAGCAAGGCGTACCTTCTCAAGTAGAGTCTCTTTAGTATCATCATGTCGTGCTACCACCTCAGTAAGATTACAAAATTGGTAGGGACGAAGAACAATCTCAGAACATGGATTCGTACCGAATTCGTAGTTTGGATCACGTACACCGTACTTTTCCACAGTCTTACGGGCCGCCTCGCGATTAAAAATTCCCCTCTCCCCAGAGTGTGAATTATATAAGGAAAGCCATTCCTCCATAAATTTCCCCACTGTAGGCGTCTCATTATAAACCGCCGAGTTATTAGCCAACGCGCGATGGGGCGCGGTATCCCACCAAGGTCCAGATTTAGCATGACGCACCCTTTCATCGTCCAGGTCTGACAGACTGATCATTGCAGACCTGCGGACACCGCCGACCACAACAACCTCACCAACTTTACACATCAAGTCATGGCACTCCAAGGAGTTTAACTTACGACCCTTCGCGCCCTTAAATAACTTAACGGTAAACTCAAACAAATCAACCAAAGGACCCGGCCCGGATGCACGGCCACCAAACGTCTTTAAACGCGCCCCTGCAGGCCTAATAGAGCTCACATCCCACTTGGGTATCTCCCCCGCGTACAAGTGCGCTATGATCAATCTAAGGGCCTTGGCCCACCCCTCTTTGGAGTCATGGACCTTGATAACGCCGTCGTAGTCAAACATCTGCTCAGGCACTTCGGGTAACTGGTTTATATTCTTGGACTCTACGCTGAAACCGACGCCGGTCCCGCACAGCAGAATAAACATCGCCTCATCAAACGCCTTAGGGTCATCAATTGGCAGGTAGCTACAATTGTAGACGCATGTATTGTCGCGGTCCGCGCTCTTACCTGCCGTCATCATCGCACGCATGGACGGCATAACTTTATGGTCCCGGATCGCTGTCCTTATCTCTTCCTTTAGCTTGCTGTTGTTTTCTAGCTTTGGTGTTCTGCTGAATATGTATTCCACAAATCTGTCTGTCGTCTCGGGCCAGGTCTCACGACGGTTCTTATCGTCGATAAAACGTGCGTAACGACTGGCGGCTATATATTCTCTGTATTGGTCCATCTTATTCTCTTTTATAGTTAATGATAGAGGGCAAAAAAGGGGCCGAGGCCCCCTTTCCTTCCTTCGCTTTTTGTTAGACTGCGAAATCCTCTGCGGCGCTAGATCCACCGCTTAACTTCTCGCCATCTTCCAATTTTTGCACGTTGTTCAATCCACATGCAATTCCCTTCCCACCCTTGGTGTCGTATGGATAGAACGTCAAAGACGCACGGCCATAGCAACCACTGTAGAACTCCTCTGGGTCAATGATCGCGTTCATGTCCGCGTCAACAACACCAGGCTTGCGGTCTGAGTTGGCATTAATGAAGTACATACCCTGGTACTCCGCGCCTTCTCTTTCCTCATCACCATCACGCAAACCGCCCTTAAGACCCTTGATGGATCCTCCAAACATTGCCTTGTTGGCCTCCTTGCAGTCCTCAATCGCTTTGTTGATCTTTGCTACAGTATCCTTATCAGACTTAGGGATCAAGAGCGCGGTAGAGTACTTAAGGGCACCACCGTCTTCTTTAGCCTTTGGCTGAAATACTTGAACATAAGAAAAACGAACTTTGCCTGTTACGGCTTTGGTTTTGATAGTTGCGGCCAATTTAATTTCCTTTTTAGCGTTAGATCTGGACTTGAATAGGGGGCCAGATCGACAACCCCGTAACCGAATTGTATCACGTTAATCGTCGTACAGTATCCTGTGTTTCGATAACGCGACACGTATCGCCAGTGACTTCACAAAGTTACCGTAGTGCTCCGAGTTTGCCATTATTTGGGGGTGATCGGCTACAGTAAACAGGACATCGTTAATGGCATCACGCAATCGTTCTAATGCCTTACGATTCTCCCATTGTACCATGCACTCTGTCTCTTTGCAATACCTATCAATCATTATTTCAGGAATTGTTACCTGAACACCAAAGAAATTAATAATCATGCGAAGTCTTCCGCCGTAGTATCCTTAACCCTTACCAGTTTTGGTGAGCCGGGGGGTCTTGATATTAGATCTCCTAGTATCGTTGCTACGTGTCCCTTAGGCGCAAGTTTCTCAAGTGATGCAACAGACTTTAGTTTTGGCTCCTCATAAAGCTTGCTCTTTGGTAGTCCCATCTCAACAAGTCGAATCTCGGCCAACTTGGCGTCTGTTATCTTGCGGTGCGTGACTGTTGTGCCAAGCGTAAAACCTGGAGGGGTTATATTCTCAGCAACTGCCCGGTTGAGCGCAAACTCTTCAACGTCGTTGACCCAGGTCTTTAAACTACCTGCACGCTCAAGCACCAAAGATACCTCATCAGCGGTTAGCAGTGGTGGCTCCCTAAAGTCAAGCTTTGCCAGTTCGTTGTTAAAGTCAGAGCGTGCACGGCACTGGGCCTTTGCCCTACAGAACTGACAGTGATCGCCTGGAATAAACTCACCGGATCCGCTCCATGCTTTTTTGGCCTTTGGCTTGACGTAGTACTGTGCCCAGTCTAATAACTTCTCAATCGTTGTGTGATCTGTTGTGATTGAATCCAGGCGCGGTTGAACGATGGTGTACTCAACCTCTGTAACGTCTGGAAACTCTTCCTTGAACTTACAATACGCTCCAAGTGCATATAGCCTTAGTTGACTGTTGTCCTTTGCCGATACTGGAATACCTTTACCAAACTTCAAGTCCATTACGCGGATCTTGTGTTTGGATAGTATCACCACATCCGCTGTGCCGAACCCCTCGGGGATGTAGTCGCTGAAATCGACGCGCTGTTCAAATAGTGGTGTATCTCCTTCGCCGATCTGAGAGCGGACATAAAGCACGTAGTTATTGACGTAATCATGGAACTCTTTGTTGTAGTATTCTGTTGATTTAACTTCTTGGATAATTTTGTCATATTCTGCTTTCTTTATATGACCAAACAACAAGCTTAATTCGGCATCTGCCAGGGTATGTGCTGTTGTGCCCTCTTCACTAAAACTGAACGAGCCAGTCTGTCTTTTCTGTTCTGGGAGTGTGGCCTCTAATCTGGCAGATGGTGTGCATGCCATCCATCTATCTGATCCGGATGCTGAGAGTAGCGCGTGAGCGGTCATGTTAGTCTTTCTATTCTTGTTAAGGTACTATAATAATGCAAAAAGGACCCGTAGGTCCTTTCGTTTTGTGCAAATATATTTTTTATTTTTTAAGGTAGTTTTGGGCGGAGTTTAAAAGATCTATTGAATCTTTAAAAAGCCCCAATCCTGTATTGCAGTAATGGCAAAGAATTCCTCTCACTTTTCCTGTTTTATGATCGTGATCTACATGAACCAATTTACCAAATAAAAGATCTGTTTGACATATATCACATTTGTCGTTTTGTTTCTTTCTAATAGCATTAAATTGCTCACCAGTAATGCCATAGTTTTTTAATCGCCGCCTTTCTTTTACGCAAGATTTACAATGATGCCTATATCCATCTTTTGTTGTGTGTTTGTGAAATTCCGTCAATGGTTTTTCAATTTCACATTTATGACAAATTTTCATTCTTTTAAAGCATTTATTAATTTAGCTATCTCTCCGCCAAAGTCCACCGTGACCTCTACCTTTGCATCAACTTTGTTATCTTTAACTTCTCTGTAGTCTTCTGGAAACATACTCTTTGTCATCACCTCATACAGCCTGGTGTTATAGGTTCTATTACTTAAATTAGCCATTCCCTCACGCTCCCACCATGCCTGGGACTCGGTAGTGGCCCGGCTGACTGCCTCTGCAAAGTCTGCATTATCTTTCTTCCACTTGTCTGCCGTGGACTTGCTAATACCTAACGCGGACCACATGGCCTTTTGCGTCGCGCCCTGCATGCCGAGCTCAATGATCTGCTCACACATCTCAGGTCTGTATTTTGTTGTTATTTTTGTTGCCATAATTTTTAGTATTTAAAGAGACCGTAGCCCTACGCGTCCATAGGGTTCACCAGTTAATTCTGGATTGCATTTGAGGTCCTTGCGGGTCGCCTGCCGATCAGTATCACTTCGGCTCTAATTGCCTCATGAGAAATGTTGGTGGTCTGCATACTACGATTTGAACGTAGACTACATGCTCCCAAAGCACGTGGGCTACCAGGTTACCCCATACGCAGATTATCCCTCTAAATATACTAATGCAATTATTTAGGCTCTTTCGCCCCAATGGCCTGGTCGCGCACTTGCGCGCGCTGTTTGGCCTCTGACAGGGCCTCGTTGACCACAATACGTGTGATGGCACCGGCCAACTCCTGACGAGCCTTTTCGATGCCCTCCTTGTTGGACATGCCGTTCTTGTCCATCAACGCGCGAAGT